GCGAGATAACCACTGTCCGAAGATCCGTATTCCGGATGAACGACATTTCCCATACACGGGTCCGCGATAAGCTTAGCTAATCCTAGGACTTGGCTTTGCTAGGACGTCGACCCGCTTGGGGCGCGACGCTTTGGTCCTTTTCGTTGACCTTTCAGTGCCTTTCCCTTTCGGGCTTGGCGTTTGTTCTGTTGGTTCGGCATTATTCCGACGCGTTGTTTTCGAACGGGATTGGTGTGACCCAGCGTCGCTACCTGTTTTCTTAACCGAAGGTGCCTTCCGGTGGACTTTCTCGATGTCCTTCTTCGTGGCCTTCGCTTCACAGCAAAGGTAAGTTGGATCAGTACCGAACCTGACGTCGCGCTCCATTTTGCCTGGCTCTACCTCGAGGCAGACAGGCATGCGCATAGGATCTCCGTTCTCCACCCAGTCCGAGAAGTGCTCCCAATTGAAGTAAGGCATCTGGTTGTGAGCCAGTTCCTCCATCCAGGGAGACCCCTCGTTAGGGTATTGGTCGCAGGAGTCGAAGTTTGACCACCACGTGCGTGTTGCGCGTAGTGTGCTTTTCGCGAGCGATTTGCTCGTGCCGTGCTCACCGATGATCTTGGCAGCGATCGTTCCGATGATTGGAGTGTTGGCGTCAGTCAGCAGAATGGCGCTAGCCTTTTCCACTGCCTTTTGTTCCGGGGTGATGTCCTTGTCCAGCTTCACGCAAGTGTGTATCTTGCTGATCTGCCTCAGGATGTCGCAACAACTGTTGTTGTCTCCCATCCAGGCACCACCGTAGTACCGTGCCAGAAAAGACACCGGTTCGGGAAACAGCTTTGTTTCCAGTGTCAGTTTCTGGCCCCAACTAATGGCGGATTTCTGGTAGGCTTTCGCAAAGTCCTCACCAGTCACTCCGTCAGGCTTGCGGTCCAAGCCATCGTCCCCTCCGTAGACGCCCAGAGCTTTCCAGGCTTGCTCGGGGGTCTCCCCAAGCTTCCTGTGTGTCAGGTATGAGATGTTCGCTGTCAAGAGTGTGTTGAAAGCGAAGTCTCAGGTGATACTGACGCTCTGGCAAAGCCGGTGTCATACGACTTTGATCCCAACATTCCGTGCTGTGAATGTTGTTTCCCCATGAGTTCCAGCATATGCTCGTCCTCTCCGAAGAGAGCCGTCATAAACGGGATCTCAAGATGTTCCCTGACCGCTTCACACACATGACCATCCATGCGTGAGAAGTCGGTTTCAACCATCTCATCTGCCAGATGAGTGATCTCCACGACGCGGTCAGCGATCTCCTTGGGAGTCTTGAAGGCATACCAAGGCTGTGTCTTGATACACTCGGAAGCGCTCACCGTATAGCAGGAGTATTCCAGCTTCGTGACGCCAGGCACAGTCGAGATCACTCTCGGTGCCTTGGCGCCACCATACGATTCGCGCTTGATGAACGATTTAATTGTGTCGTTAACACCTGGGCCATCAATGCCCGCACGCGCCAGAATGGCACGTTGGGCAGGGCGGTCTTGTTTCTCCCAGATGTCGTCGAAGTCCTTGCAGACGGGTGAGAAGCCGTTCGTCACAAATTTAACGAACTCCTCAGCACAGGACTTGACAAACGGAGTGAGAAGCTTTTTCTCGTCCGTTTTCAAGTCAGTGATCCTAGACTCTACAGCCCAATCACCATTCTCTTGGTCGTTTAGAGGCGACCATGCTCCTCCCTCCACTACAGGGGTCATAAACGGGGAGATCCCAACCTTAGGATCCTCGTTTATTTCCTCACTGCAGGTGTAGTATGTGACACCTTCCTCAACCGGGCAAATGTAAGGTCCGTGAGTCCCTTTCAAATCCCTGATAAAGTCACAGATGACAACAGAGCGCTCCTTGGCGTCTTCCTTGTCCTCCGTTTCCGAGGTTGCCCAAGTGGAAACACTGTTCGTGTTGCTTCCTGTCTTGGACAAGCGGTGAGCGGTT